TCCACCCGCGACAGGCTCAGGCTTTCGTGGCCGACCTGCGCGAGGAAGTAGGCCGCGCGCACGGGGGTGTTGATCCCGAAACGCTTCATCGCTGCATTGAACGGCGCCACCCAGCGCTGAGCGCGGGCGTGCGGGCATTGCATGATCTGCGCCAGTTGTGGGGCGGTCAGCACGTCAGTTGCTCCCGAACAGGTGCGCGACGTTGCCGCGCGAACGATAGGTGGCCACCAGCAGGACCAGCAATAGCAGCAGCTGCCAGACGGTGGCGTGGGAACGGGGGCCCTGCAGCACGATCTGCAGCGCCTGGCCGCCGGTGGCGGCGATCAGCAACCATGCGCACCAGGCGATGGCAGGGCGGTGGTTGGCGCCGGGGGCTGGCCGGTAGGTCAGCAGGCGGATGCAGATGGCCAGGCTGCACAGCAGCGTGGCGGTGGTCAGGAACTCAGCCATCGGAGCCTCCACGCGGCAGGCCGGTCACATCAGCCGTGCGGCTGCGCTCGATCAGGCTCAGGGTCAAGGTGACGATGACCGCCGCGCAGATGAACGCGGCAAGGCCCGTGGACACCACGCCGAAGCGCTGCATCACCTCGGTGCCGCCCAGGTAGCCGGCCACCACGCTGATGGCCAGATACACCAGGCGCTTCCAGATCGGCAGGTTCTTGGCCGACACGACGAACAGGGTGGCGCCGGCGAACGCGCCCAGGAAGGCATCAGTTTGGATCCCCGGCAGAATCGACGCGAGGCCGACCCCCGTTGCCAGTGCTGCCATGCTGCCGGTAGAGGTTGGTTCGGTCATCTTCAATCCCATAGCTGAACAAGGGGGCGCATCGCGGCGCCGGTGGACGGTGCGGGTACGTCGGGTAGCTCCACGACAGTGCCGATGGGCAGGACCGGCCCATGCAGGCTGATGCCGTAGTTCAGGGCGTGCGCCTTCTCGACCATGCCGGCGGTGGTGCCCAGGTGCCGGTGGCAGAGCGCATCGAGCGTGTCGCCCTGCATCGAGACGACGCGCATCAGATCAGTTCCACGGTGACGCGCGGCAAGCCCTGCAGGTCACAAATGGCGTTGCGCAGATCGCGGCGGATCTCATCAATGGTCGGGGTCAGTTCCTCCGCACGCTGGTTGCCCTGTGCGGTGGCGTCATAGGAGCGGTAGCGCTCGTGCAGTTCGACAGCGGTGGCGCAGCCCACCGCGCGCAGAAACAGATGCACCAGGCGTGTGCTGCCGTCGATCACCTGCGCCGGCACCTCGGCCAAGGTGGCGTAGCCAGCGGCTTCCTTGCCTGCCTGCCACGCTTCCAGTTCCCGCGTTACGTCCATGACGGCCGACACCACGGTGCTGCGCATCCGCGGTGCCTGAATGTCGCCAGGAACGCGGATCGTCTCGCGCAGCACGGCCACGTCGATTTCCGGCCAGAACGTGCCGGCGGTGACGTTAGGCTGCTTGGTGACGGGCGATGCGTTGGCAACAAAGCTGCTCATGGTGGCCTCGTAGGTCGCCGGTGGTCGGGGCGTCACACCAAGGGAGAGAGGTCTTGGTGATCGGCCCCGAGCCGGCGGGGTTGCGGGGTACGCTCGGTGTGAGGTCAGTCGTTGGACTGACTGGCCTCGAACTTCTTCATCAGGCGCTCGGCGCGCTTGAGGTCTTCCTTGCCGCCGCAGGCGTCATACAGCTGGATAGCCTTGCGCAGATCGTCGATGACCAGGCCGACAGCCTCCGCATCCAGCGGCGCGTCGACGGTATCCGTTGCGAGCCGGCCACGGCCGCGTGCCACCAGCAGACGGGCCTGCACTTCGTCGGGCATGTCCTGGCCATCGGTCAACTCCACCGCACGGTCAAGCACAGCCAGATCGAACGGTGCGCTGGTCTTGAGTGCGTTCACGGCGGCCTGTCCGATTTCTTCGGCAACCACGCAGCCTGCGGTGCGCTTGTGCGCGTCCGGCATATCCAGCCCGTGGGCAAGCACGTACTGCGCAATGTCCAGCCCGGCATCGAACTGACCGGCATCGAAGTGCCAGAGCATCAGCGTGGAAACGATGTCGTCCTTGCCGCCGGCGTTGGCGGAGAGCACGCCTTCCAGATACGGGGCATAGGAGGGCAGCAGCGCAACCTTGAGCTGGGCTTTGCCTTGGGTGGACTGGATCTGTTTCAGGCGGGCACGGTCTGCCGTCAGACGCACCTGCATCTGCTGGTAGATGGTGGTCCCTTCCATCAGGTTGCTGCCGGCGGTGCGCGCCGCTTCCTTGGCGGCGAGCACGCGCTTTACGTGGCGACTGGCTGGAGTGTCGGCCATGGCTTACTTCCCATACTCGATGTTCTCGGCAATCGCGCCCATGCCGTAGTCTTCGACCACGTAATCGTCGTTCGACGACTCGAAGTTTGCGACGCGATTTTTATTCGGCTGCTCGATGATGTGGCGACGGCGGGACGCAATCTGCCAGTACAGAGACAGGTTGCTGAGCGAGGTCACCATCAGCGACTTGGCCGGGAAGAACGGCACGACGACCGGCTGCAGGCCACCGATGCGCTTGGTGCCCAGGATCAGCTCGGCTGCGACCTTCTCGGTGGCGGCCTCTGCGCCGTTGATGATCGGGAAGTACTTGTCGTGGACCAGAGTGCGGCCGCAGATAACGACCAGGTTCGGGTCTTCCTGATGCCATGGGTCGATCATGTTGGCGACCAGGTCAAGCACCAGGGCGTCAATGTTCTGGAAGTCAGCGCCGGCACCGCCGACCTTGATCTTGCCCGAGCCCTCGGCGCCTTCGTGCATCACACGCTCGGGCGCGTGCTCACGGTACTTCTGCAGCCAACCCTTGTTCACGTCCTGCAGCATCGGATTGGCCACGCGGTTGGTGGTGGTGGCAATGCTGGTGCCGTGCCAGCCGATCATGATGCGGTCCAGACCCTGCCGCTGGGCGATGGCATCGCGGATGAGGGTTTGGAACTCCGGGCGATGCGCCCAGGCATCCAGACGCGCATAGGGCAGCGCGGTGTCGAAGTCGGTCTTCTGGCATTCGTAAGTGTTGGACACCAACGAGGTCGGGTCGGACGGGTTGCGCTCACCATTGCCGCTGGTGTCGGTACGGCCGGCGATGGTGCCGCTGATGCCCACACCGACCTTCTCGCCCTTGAGGTCGTTCACGCCGACCATGTTGATCGCCTGAAGGAACGCGCTGCTCTCCTGAATTCGGGCTTCGAGGCTCTGTTGGACCGTCGGCTCGACGGAGAAGGTGTTGGCCACGCCGCTGACGTTGTTCAGCTTTGCAACCTGCTGGGTGTAGCCCTCGAACTGGCGGCGGGTTTCGGTACGCATGGGGTAGCTCCGGATTCGTGAAGAAGGGGCCGATCAGCAATCGGTGATGTTGGCGGCGTCCACGTCCTTGCCACCCGGCACAACCGGGCGTTGGGTGAATGCCTGCGGGGTTTCGTCCAGTTTCTTGCGCAGACCATTGACCTGAGTGGACAGCGCCTGCACCTGCTCGCGCAGTTCGCGGTTGTCTTGGCCCAGCTTGGCCATGGCCGCATCCTGCTCGCCCACCGCGCCGAGCAGCTGGGTAGCGAACTCGGCCACGTTGAACTCGGGATCTTCCTTCGCCGGTGCTGGTGCGGGCTTCTTGGCCAGCCCGAGGCTGGACAGCAACGCGGCAACCGGGCCGGGGCGTGCCTCCGGCTCATCCTCGGCCGTGAACTTGATGATGGTCTCGGCGGCCTCGGTGAACAGGTTCTCCGGTGCCTGCTTGCGATCCTTGAGCGGGCTGCTGTCGGGATTCTGCGCGGAGAATGCGAGCATGCTGGTGCCGAGGCTGGCCGGCGAGTCGGTGACTGCCAGGCCGAACAAGTACGCCTTGCCGCTGTCGGCGAACTCCGGCGAAATCTCAATGCTGGTGAAGACCTTCTGCTTGCGCACGTTCACCATATCGACCAGGTCATCGGTCGGTTCGACCTGCGCGAACAGGGCCAGCTTCTTCTTGCCGGCGATGTCCACTTCCTCGGCCTTGACCGCCAGCACGTCGCCATAGGCGCGGAACGGGCTGTCCGGCAGCGTGCTGCGGAAGTGTTCCAGCCAGATGCGGGCGCCGTACACCTGCGGATCGTAGGTTTCGGCAATGTCTGCGATCTGCTGTCGTTCGATCACCCGGCCATCGGTGGTCGCGCCTTCGACGGCCACACGGAAGAACTCGGAACGCTTCTTGGTTTTGCTGGCCATCTCGCCCTCTGCTGGTGTCGGTGCGCATCGGTTCTCGATGCGATGACCCATGGTCGAATGAGGGCGACTCAGCGGCAATGCGAACGATGTGTAAGCCGCTGTTCTACGTAGGGTTTTCGTGTCGCGCGCGCGTGACTCCGGGCAACCTGTTCACGTGAGCAGCCTAGCCGAAAAACTCCACGTCGATCCGCGACGCCAAGCCAAATTCCTCTACTGGATGGGCTGGCGCGTGTGCGATATCGCCAACCTGATTGGCGAGAAGGAGAAGACCGTCCACAGTTGGAAGGCGCGCGATGAATGGGACCGCGCGGACACTGTCGAGCGCATCGGTGGTGCACTGGAAGCCCGCTTGGCCATCCTGATCCACAAAGAGGAAAAGACCGGCGGCGACTTCAAGGAGATTGACCTACTTCACCGCCAGCTGGAACGACAGGCGCGCATCCAGCGGTATAAGGGCGGCGGCAACGAATCCGACCTGAATCCGGCGGTGGCCAACCGCAACGCCGCACCGAAGAAGAAGGCCCGCAAGAACGAGTTCAGCGACGAAGAGATCGAGCGCCTGCAAACGGCGTTCATAGATGGGTGTTTCGACTACCAGCGCGATTGGTACCGGGCGGGCAACGAACGCACGCGGATCATCCTGAAGTCGCGCCAGATCGGCGCCACGTACTACTTCGCCCGCGAGGCGCTGATCGACGCGCTGACCACGGGCCGTAACCAGATTTTCCTGAGCGCATC